ATAAGATTTAGAACCACAGCTGGCCACCAAATCACAATGAGTGATAGTGGAGACTTCTTTTACATCACTCATGCCAATGGCTTAGCCTGGTTTGAACTTGGCGCTCAAGGCACGCTAGATGTGTATGCCACAAACAGCATCAACTTGCGCACACGTGGTGACATTAACTTGCATGCTGATAGAGACATCAACATGTATGCCGGCGGCAGTATCAAAGCCAAGGCTGCAGAAGATATTACATTACAAGCTGATGCAGACCTTACAACTATTGCACAACAAAATTTAAAACTATACAGCAAAAATTACATTGGTATAAAAGCCGACGGCAGTTTGGCTTTGCAAAGTGCTAGTGGAAGTTGGGACGGTGGTGGTGCATTAAAGTTTACTGCAGGCGGTATTGATCTCAACGGTCCAGCAGCTGACTCAGTATCAGCGCCCAACAATTTGACCACAACCATTTTAGATGACACAACATTTAGTAGCGCCACTGGATGGACAGTCAAAACAGGTGGCCTAGACAGTATTGTGACGCGAGCACCCACACACGAACCATATCCCTATCACAACAAAGGTGTAGATATTGAAATTCCATTAGAAGCAGGGCAGCCACCGCCTAATCCTAGTGCAGTGCCTATTCCAGCTGGCATAGAAATAACTAGAAGATCATGAGTGAATTTACATTTTCTCTCAATCAACTTGGAATTAGCTCTGCAATAAACGAAGCACGAGCATCGGCACCTAGTCAGTCCGCCGTAACCAATTTTGAATCTGGGCAGTACTCAAACACTAAAGATAAAGATTTAACTTATACCGGCGATGATTATATCGTATGGGATCGAGTCAATGAAGAAAGATTACGCCGTGGTCTTCCAAGTTTAACTGAATTAGGATATCCAAGACCACTTGACGCTCCGCCAACGCAACCAACTTCAAGTGTAGGTAACAATGGTTTACCAGAAACATTTAAAATCAAAGGCCCTCCGGGCATGACATATGAACAAGCAAAGGCAGTGTTTGATCAACAGGTCAACAGTGGGGGACTTGTTGGATTCAAAGTTGGAGACACTGCAAGTGCAGCTACACAAGCTGCTGCCGGGTTAGCATCTGCACAAAGTCAGCTCACACAAGGACTGGCATCATTATCTAGCAAATTACCTGCAGGTACGAATCTGAACAGTCTCACAGCCAGTATAGGCGCACTGGGGCAAGGAGCAGGCACACAAGTGGCCAGCGCACTTCAAGGTGGCGCGGCTGCATTCAATTCACTGACTACCGGCGCAGGCGGCGCTACTGCTGCTATCAGCGCATCATTGGCTGGCGCAGGCGCCGGATTTTCATTACCTTCAACATCAGCCATCACAGGTGCGTTAACTGGTGCTGCTGCACGAGTAGGCAGTTTGGCTAGCACCGCAGTTGGCACCATATCTGGATTGATTAAAGGAACTCCTACAAGTGGTATCAATGTGGCAGACTTTGCCAAACAAGGACCAGCATTAACTGGACTTGGTAGCATGAGTTTACCCGATGTAACAAGCACATTGGCTCAAGCGTCAAAGTTGGTAGGTCAAAGTGCAGACACTATTAGTAACACAGCAGGTGCAGGTAAATTTGGACTTGATGCCAGTCAACTTGAACGATGGGGTCTTGTTAAACCAGGAACTGCTGCTACATTTTTGGCACAAGGCAGTGGTAATCTTACCAGTGTGTTAAAAAGTCCCACAGTGTGGACTGGCAGAGATGGTGTAAAAAGTCTCGATGGGTTGCTGGGCAATGAAGGACTTCAAAACAAAATTCAGCAAGGATTGATGACTTCGGGTGTGGCTGACTTAAAATCACTGGGAATTCCCACAGACAAACTTACACCACAAGCACTTAGCGGTCTGGCCACCAATGCTGCAAAAAGTGTGCCTGACACACTAAATTGGGCCAAAAATACTCCTGGGTTACCGGCTGACATCAAATCCAAATTTGATGCTGCCGCAGTTAATGGTGCGTTTGCTGTAAATTTGGCGCAAACTAAAATAGACCCGTCCATGCTTCAGGAGTACACACCTATAGCTGCTATTGATACTGTAAACACAGACACACTTGAAGCAGCCGCTAAACGCATTGTGGGTAATGCCAAAGTGCCTAGTATTTTGCCGGTAGCCATAGAATCTAGTGCTTATTCCAATACCAAAGATGAGGATTTAATTTACACTGGAAATGACGAGATAGTGTGGGATCGGGTGAATGCCGAACGACTACGTCGTGGTCTGCCAAGTCTTACTGCAATAGGCTATCCAAGGCCTAATCCCACCGCATAAATATTGCTATGACTACCTTTGTTGGCTTTAACACACAGAATCAATACAAAAAATTCACGCTAGTAGATTTTGAATTGGTCAAACGCGATCTCTTGAATGCGTTTAACATTCGCCAAGGTCAACTGCCTGGTCGTCCAGAGTATGGCACAGTGTTGTGGAATTATCTGTTTGAAAATCAAGTTGATGCTGTTCAACAAGGTATTATTAATGAAGTGCAACGAGTGGCAGGCGGCGATCCTAGAGTATTCATCAGCAACATCAATGTGTACCCACAAGAAAATGGCATGCTGATTGAATTAGAAATTCAAACTGTAGGTGGAGTCAATGCTGAAATACTAAACGTATTCTTCAATCAAGTCAGCCGGTCGGCTAGCTATGTATAACTACGCCGTTTTTTATCCGTATAAATAACAGATAAAGAACACAAGGCCCAGACGCAATGGCAAAAACCACTAGACAAACAGCGATATTTGGTGTAGAAGATTGGAAACAAATCTATCAAACCTATCGCGAAGCAGATTTCCAAAGCTACGACTTTGAAACTCTACGCAAGAGTTTCACCGATTACCTGCGTTTGTACTATCCAGAAACATTCAACGACTACATTGAGTCATCTGAATATATTGCGCTATTAGATGTTATTGCGTTTATGGGCCAGGCACTTGCCTTCCGCACAGACCTTAACACAAGAGAAAATTACTTAGACACAGCAGAACGCAGAGATTCAGTCACACGATTGGCCAATCTTGTTAGCTATACAGCCAAACGTAACACAGCCGCCCAGGGCCTGCTCAAAGCATTCTCAGTGACCACAACAGAAAATGTTGTGGATTACAACGGTGTTAACTTGGCCAATGTCACAGTTAATTGGGCCGATCCTACAAACTTTGATTGGTTGGAACAGTGGAATGCTATTGTTAACTCATCCTTGGTCAGCAGTCAAAAAATTGGACGTCCTGCTAATCGTCAAACTATTTTGGGTGTAGATACCAATGAATATGGCATTAACTTAGTGCCAGGATTCTTGCCAGTAATTCCGTATACTGCCACAGTGGATGGAGTTAACATGCCGTTTGAAGCCACAACGTCGTCCACAGCTGGCAGAGACTACATTTATGAACCAAGTCCAAAACCCAATGCCACATTCAATATATTGTATCGTAATGATAAGTTAGGATACCAAAGTGCTAACAATGGATTTTTCTTCTTTTTCAAACAAGGTACATTGCAAAATCAAGATTTTAACTTGGCTGAACGCATTGCCAATCGCACAGTAAACATCAACATTGATGGTGTGAACAACGAAGATCGTTGGCTATTCCAATTAGATAATGTGGGCAGCATCAGTCGAGAGTGGACATTTACTGAAAACATTTACTCAGCTGCTGCGGAACAAACTGCAACACTAAGACCAATATTTTCTGTGACCAGCAGAACCAATGATCAGATTACCATGGTGTTTGGTGATGGCGTGTTCTCAGAAATACCAGTGGGCATTTTCCGTGCATATGTTCGTGCAAGCAATGGCCTTCAATACATTATCAATCCTGCTGAAATGCAGAACGTGGTGTTGCCTATCAGTTATATTGATCGTAATGGTAACCTACAAACTATTACTTTTACTTGTGGTATCACACAACCAGTAAGCAATGCACAAAGTCGTGAAAGCATTGACGCTATCAAACAACGTGCGCCAGCAAGATACTACACACAGAATCGCATGGTCAACGGTGAAGACTATAACTTGTTTCCGTTTACTCTTTACAATTCTATTATCAAATCAAAAGCAGTAAACCGTGCTAGTATTGGCACTAGTCGGTATCTTGATCTTGTGGACAACACAGGCAAGTATTCGTCTACCAACACATTTTCCAGTGACGGGGCTATGTGGGAATACAATGTTCTTCCTAGTATTTTGTTTAGTTGGATCAATCGCAATGAGATTGCTGACCTCATTGCCAACCAAGTACAGCCTGCTATCATCGATACCACATTCAAACAGTTTTACTATGCAAACTTTCCAAGAATACCTGTAAACACTGGTGTTACTGCTCTAAGCACTTGGAATCAAAGCACAACACTGGCTAACGAAACCACAGGGTATTTTCAAAATGCATTGGGTGAACCAGTTATGGTTGGAACTTCTAGCAGTACTGCATTCAAGTATGTGGTGCAAAAAAGTTTAATTAAATTCATACCTCCAGTTATTAATGGACAACCGTATTACTTTGATGCAAACAATAGATTGAAACAAGGACTGCCAACTAGACCCGAAGACCATTTGGAAATTTGGGCCAGTCCACTTGCCATAGTAGGTGACGGCAGTAATAACGGCATTGGTAATTTAACCAATGGCCAAGGCCCTATTGCACTCAATAACTTTGTGCCTACAGGTGCTGTAGTGGACAGTATTATTCCTGTATTCCTTACAGATTTGACTCCGTCTATTAGAGAACAAATGACACAACAAATTTTGTTGTACAGAAATTTTGGTCTTGGCTATGATAACAATGGTGCCATTACAGGCACTGCCGGGACTTGGTATGTTATTACCAGTACCAATCTAGATGCTGATGCTACTTGGAGTCAAGCGTATGCAGGTAACACATCAGGAAACAATTTAGATGCAAGTTGGATGGTACAGTTTGTGGCGGTGGACAACAAATACACAATCACATTTCGAGGACTTGCTTATTACTTTGGATCAGTACTGCAAACAAGATTCTTTTTTTACGGAAATCAAAAGATTTACGACAGCCGCACAGGCACCACCATTAAAGATTTTATTA